GGGCTACTTCTTGGTCAATGTCAATACCAGTGGCAGGAATATATTTAAACTTGCCGTTGGCCTTGTTGACTACCCACCAACCCCCAGCACGTTTGCCTGTTGCTTTAGCATAGCCAGCAAGCTGTCCGATATAGCCAAAGCCATCACCACTAGAGAGGGAATCGTAGGAGTCAAACTTATTACGATAAGACCAGTCAGACGCAGATTTAACGTCGTCCACAGCCTCGTCAATAACAAGGTCATACGTTCCATTGATCTCTGTACCGTCTGACAGAGTAAGAGTAACGCTATCCGAATCTCCATACTTCACTCCTGCTTCTTTCAATAGCCCCTTGAAGACAGCTTCAACGATGTCTCCAAGCATCATGTTCATTACGAAGTTGCTAGACTTCGGCTGCGCTGCCTCTGGCTTGTTCTTCTCAAACCATAGCTGGCAGGTTGGCCTACCAACATTAGACATGCGCAGCTTAAATTTACGTGGCTCTTTCTCGCCAAACTGACGAGCAAGCGCACCCATGATGTCCGTTGCAATTTGTTGAATTGTTTCAGACGACATGGTGGACTTACCGTTTGCGGCATCATCCATGTACCTATGCAACGCCAGTTCAGCAGAGTGATTCATTATGCTACCTCGCTTTCAATCTCAATGAAGTCTTCTACAAGTTCTGCATCGTCTTCGGACATAGCGTTTGCGCTTTCCTCTTGACGCTTAGTGGCCTTTTCATCCCACTCTTTACAGATGTAGTCGTTGAAGTTCTTCACCCACTCAAGGAAGTTTCCAAACAGTTCTTCATCTTCTGGCGTCACATCATGCAGCACTGACATGTCAGCTTTACACTTAGGCGTGAAGTAGCTGCTACCATTCGGTAGGTCATTCTTGATGTTCTCAGAGAAGACAATGTTGTGCATGAGCGGAACACGTTCCTGACGTGCAAAGACGCCAAACTCATCACCAAGAGCCTTGAAGGCATCCTTGTTGTCAATCTCCCAAATAAATGGGGTGGTCACTTCGTCCAGTTCTTTACCATTAGCGTCTACAGGATTGTCCATAGTCACCACACCAAACACTACACGTACACGCTTAATCTGCCGGATCAAGTCCTGCATGTCAGGCGGCAGTGCCTTGAAGTCTTCAATGTACCCAGACGGCTTACCACAGTTGAACCTGCCAGTATTATCTTTCAGGTCAATGTTCAGGCTATCCGCCATGATTGTACGATGAAAACTACCCTTCGGCTCGTTTGGCTTGGGGTTCTTGTTAGCAATGTACCTACGATACATGAACCGTTGCATGAACGGACGCATGGTTACAGTCTTGCTGTACACAAACTTAGATGAATCACCTTCAATGATCTCAAGGCGGAACATACCACCTTCAATCGTTTCTACATTCGTAAGGCGACCATTTACCTCTGCCTGACCCATAACTGGCTGGTGCCAGATGCGCAGACGATTGAGGGTATTCGTCTTCTTGCTAGTCTTGCCATCATCGGCAATGCCAGTTAGCTTTGCCATAGCGGCAAAGTTGCCAGCGTTAACATTGATAAGTTCACTCATTATTTCTTTACTCCTTTCTTGAGTTCAAGAGCCATAGTTATATCACGCCACATCTTTCGTGTCAAGCCAGTTTGGGCCAATTTTTGCTTCTAAAAGCATTGGAACATTTAGCTGGACTTGAAAGGATGTGTTGATCAAGTCTGTAAGGTTCTCGTTGATATCTTTTATCAGACCAATAACCTTGTCTTCTTCGTCTGGATGAATGTCAATGACCACGGAGTCATGCACAGTGTTAACAATGCAACTTTGCATGTCTGCCAGCCTACGTTCCATCTCAAGCAATACGACAGGTACGATGTCTGCCGTGGCGAACCCCTGCACAGGGTAGTTCTTGATCTGCGTAAAATAAGACACAGTTCCATTCATCTTACGTACAACATTCGGGAATGAATACTGACGACCAGATGGCGTAGTAATCATCTTTGTTGTTAGAGCCTCTTTAGCCAATCGGGAATGCCAAGCTGCGATCCCTTTGTACTTCGTATTGAAGTGGGTGTAATACTCCGCTTCCGCTGCAGTTCTCCCATATCCCGTTGCGCCATAAAGCGGAGCAAACGTATGCGCCTTCGCAGTCTGACGATCCGTAGGTTGACCAGCATCGGTAATAACTTTAGCGGTGTATGAGTGTACATCAAATCCAGTAGATACTTCATCAATAGCAACTCCATCTTGTGATAGGAACGCAGCAGCCCGGAACTCCAACTGTGCAAAGTCAGCTTCCATAATCTTGCCACCTTCCCACCGTGATATGAACACTTTCTTTACAGGAAAGGTGCCGCCACGTGGCATGTTCTGCATGTTTGGATCAGCGCCAGAGAAGCGACCAGTGGCCGTGCGGTGCTGCAGCAGACGGACATGCAGCTTGCCGTCAGCCTTTTTGTAGGTATTGATACCATCAACAAAAGACGACAGGTATGTGTCCAGTGCGCTGAGACGCTTTACTTTGTTCAAGAAAGCGATTGCCTCGTCCATTTTATGCTGTCTAGCAAATCCTTCTAGTATTTCAAGGTGCGTCTTGCTTGTAGTAAAGCCATTGGCACTTACCCACTTGGCATCTGGTGCAGTGAAGCGTAGCCCAGCGATCCTGTCTGACTGCACGAACACGTAGCCATTGCTATCACAGGTCTTGCATTTGTTTGGACGAGCATACTTGCTGCCATCCTTGCGTGTGCGATATACCTTGCCAGAGCCTCTGCAGTCAGCGCATTGCTTCGGTTCCTTCTTGTAGACAATCTCGCTGTTCTCTTTCATCACAGTCTTGTACGACTCCTTTGACATGTACGGATCAAAGTTGTTTTGCCACATGGCTTTGTCAATAGGCTTGCGACTGTAAATTACTTGAGACAACTGCTCTGGGCTGTTGAGATTAACGTGACGATGCCCCATCAGCTTATGCACCATAGTCTCCAACTCACCTGTCAGTGTCTGCTTCTCGTTCTCAAACTCGACACGTACATCTTCCAGCACACTCTCGTTTACCTTGAAGCCACGCTGGTAAATCTTAGCCAGCACGACAGCAACTTGATTAGACAGGACTACAGTGTCCATCAGACCTGCATACTCTTTGCTCAGTAGCTTTGCGTACTGCCTATCAGACAACTCCTGTGTCGCGTGAAGGTCAGCCACAAGATACTCCGTCAGTTCATTGTACGGTATGTCTCTGGTACTTATGCCCTGTTTGAAATATTCTTTCAGGGTGTCCTGCTTCTGCCAACTCAGTTCATAGCGTTGCGCACATGCGTCAAGAGACAGCGGTTCCTTCTGCCCACGCTGCATAACATACTCTGCCAGCATCGTGTCAAACACAGGGCCATCATACTTGAAGCCAGACTCCCACAGCCACACAAGATCGTGTGGGGCATTGTGACATATCAAGATGGTAGCTTCGTCCAGCATCATCTGCACACGCTCGTAGTAGTCTTCCTGATTGGGCCGGTCAGCGTGGTCAAATGGGAATGTCAGACACTGGCCTTGATCTGTCAGCATACCAACCATTACAAGTGAATTGGTAGGCTCAAACGGATCAAGGTGCATCTTACCATCCCGGTGTGTCACCGTGTTTTCTACATCAAGTGTCAGTTTCATTCTTCTTCTCCTCATGTTGCTGTAGGTATAATACAGCCTTGCGTACCCTGTCAAGCGAATCTTTAAACGCCCCAAGACCAGTGTTGCAGTGGTGACATACCCAGCCACGAAACGTCTCTGTATCGTGACAGTGATCTAGCACCCAATTCTGCAAACGCCTCTGTCCTTTTCTAGCTATCTCTTCCATCTTTCTGTCACAGATAGGACAAGCATAATGCTCGTCTGGATATGGGTTCTCTTGTTTTAGGCGCTTAACTAGCTGTCCCTGATTACGGTGACATGTTCTACACTTTCTTTTTATCTCACCAGATTCCATGTGTTGAAACTGATTGATGGGTTGAAGTTCACCACAGTTGTTGCATTCCAACCCTTCTACAATTTCTTCTTTTGAAAATGTAAAGAGTTCTCCCTGCATCACACCATATACCTTCCTGTACGATAGTCCAGTTCACAATGGACAACACCATGCCACCCACTCAGCTTGTTCTTCACTACGTTCAGGTGACGCTGCAAATCCTCAACGCTGGGGTCATCGTCCTGCTTGGCTGGGTTCTTTGCAATCAGAATCATCAGGTCAGCCTCTGCTGCCTTGCCTGTGCGTGACCCTTCCATCATTGCCTGATTGAGAATGACCTTGCCCTCTGCCTCTGCAGAAAGCTGTGACATATAAAACACAGCACACTCGTACTGCTTGGCAATCATACGTGCATGAATTGCGTTGGCCTTGAGTGCCTCGTCAGGACGAGCAAAGCCACCCTGCCGTGCAAACTTATCACCCATGTCAAGAAGAATGACATCGGGCTTGTAGGTCTTGCAAACAGACTCAACCCACGACATGTCACGTCCTGTGGCGTCCTTGATCTTGATACGCTCTTTGATGGGGGCGTACAGATCACGTGCCTTACTAGGGTTAGCCTTGACCTCACGCATGGTCATGCCTGTGGCTGCTGTCAGATAACGTGCGCCAACACGGTGACTGCCTTCCTCGTTACATAGGATAATACAGTTGGCACCCTGTGCTGCCATACCACCGGGGCTGGCAATCAAGCTGGCGTGGAACGATGTCTTGCCAGTGTTGGGCCGTGCGCCAATCTCAATCAGGTGTCCAGCATTGACACCTTCCACATGCCCTGCAAGCGTCGGAATGTTGAACGTCCAACGTGCCTCAAGATCATTCTTGGTCAGCAGCGTGTCGATGTCAATGTCATCCCACTCCACGTTCATGTCAGGCAGGAAGTCATCGTTATACTGCTCAAGTAGCCGTCTCAGCGACTCCAAGCTACCCTGATCACCGTTGACATACTCAAACCCCAACTCAGCAATGTCGGTGCCTACAACTTGCTGGAACAGCTTTGACAGCACTTCCTGTGCCACGTCGCTGCCCATCGGGCTTTCCTTCTTGATGTTGCTGAACAGAGAGCCATAAGCCATCTTCTGTGCTGTACTCAGTGTGGGGTTGCTCGACAGGAACAACGCCTCAACTTCTTCGGGTGTCACAGAGCGGCCATAACGATCCATAGCCAAGTCAATGGTCTTCTTGATCTTACGGTTCTCTGCATTGAAGAGCCGGTCAGGACACTTGGCACCACGATGTCCATCGTAGAACTCTTTGTCCATCAGGCTTCTGATAATTGACAATTCCATTTAGTCTTCTCCTTTGTCTTTGAACATGTGCAGCTTCTGCACGTCCATGGGGTTACGGTATTTTATGTCGTCATTCAAGCGCAGCACTTTTACGTTAGGTACATAGCCACGCAGTTCGTTGGCGTATTGAAGTGTCTTTGGCAAAGCATCGGGGTCTAGTGCCATGACGGCTGTCGAGAACTGCGAGAGATACCCTTTATGCGATTCAGAGAGGGAAGTCCCAAGAATCGCAACCCCGACAAAGGAATCGTACTCACCAACAACGACTGCACTCACGCAGTCCTCAACAACCACAGCGACATTACCACGTCCATGAACGAATGGCAAGCCACTATTTCCATATCTTTTCCATTTAGGTAGCTTACGACCTAAAGCACGTCCTGTCGCATCTGCTGGTGTATTAGCGTGATAGCACACGAACACAGCCCTATGCTCTTTGACATCGTACATAAGATTGTCTGGATCAATGCCCCACTGATCTGCGAACTCTAGCACAGCACTACGATTGTCATGCGGCACGATAAACTCAGGAAGAACAAAATCATTTGTCACACCTGTGACAGTTTTCATCCTACGGATATCGTCTACAGACAGCTTTACACGAACAGAACCACCAACACTACACGATGCTTTGTAGCAGTTCCACAACAGAGACCCCATGTTATTGGTAACAGTGAATGTCTTGTACGACTTACAAACAGGGCAGTTAAGCCTACGAGAATCACCACTAGCAATGTCTAAGTCCTCTACAAATGTACGTACATTCAATACATATCTCCATTATATGTGTTTATATATAGTCCGTTGGGCAATCACGATGTTTAAAGCTGTCTGT